GTTTACACATTGTCTTTTAGCATCCGTAATCTTTTTAGTATTATTAATAACCCTAATGTGGTCTTCTTCCAATTCCTTGATGCGCCGATAAATCTGACCTTTATACTTGTATTTGGCAAATTCCGCTTCAAGTTTATCTGAAATCCGTTTAGGAAGTTCATTTTTATATTTAAGCGTCTTTGGATCCAAAGGATCAATATCAGGATTTACATAACCTTTACCTGCTCTAAACTCATAAGGTTTAAGTTGCATATCTCTAATATGCCGTCTTCTGCCCAAGATAGTTTCAACATAACCATACTTCCGAGCATCTGCTTGGCATTTATGCATAAACGCATCAAGATTAGGAAAAGAGTTAAGTACAGCATCATATACGCCTTGGGCAGCTTTAGTCTTTTCCTCCTCGGTCATTTCTTTATTTTTTCCGAATAGCTGCTCACCTACGGTCTTTGTGGATCTTCCGTACGTGATGCCCAATACGATGCTCTTGGCCTGTGTTCTTCTTTCCTTACCCTCCTTATTTACCTGATCTGTCTTTTTACCATTCTCATCAACATAAAACTCCAAGCAATCTTCATAAGGTTTGTTAAATGACAGACCCGCAATCGTAGCATAGATATCTCTATTATGCTTGAAAGCATCTATCATTTTCGGATCACCAGACTTGTATGCTAGCATTTTTGGTTCCTGTTGACTGTAGTCGCTAGACATCAAAACATACGCTGGCGTACGGTGCTTGATTTGAAATCGACTTGACAATAGCACTCACCTCCTTATTATTATCTAATATCTTAACGACATCTCCTACCTGAAGATCTATTACATCCTTCTCAGTATTGTCTGCCATATAAACTGTGTCATAGAGTCCTAAAGTAACTTCCACTCCATTATTAGTTTGAGTACAATCATCTATCTTCTCCATAGCAGGAGTTGCCCTAAACTGATGCCTAATATCCGTAGCATGTGAAGGAATCTGCTGAACATTAGGATCAGAAGAACTCATACGGCCCGTATCTGCACCTATGCTTTTAAAAGTAGAATGAATCCTACCATCTGGGCCTACAACTTCTGGCAACTTATCAATGAAAGAGTTGAGCAGCTTTCCCAATGCCCTAACCTTTAAGATCTGATTAGTTACAGGCAAGTTCAACAGAGTTAAAGTTTTCTTATCCCCGGATTCTACTTGACATTGTAAGAACTTATTAAGAAGATATACTACATGCTTGGGGCTACCTTCATTAAAGTCTAAACCACGCTTAAATGGAGATTTTTGAACAGTTATAGCGTCTGCCTGATCTATGATTTCCTGAATCATAGTTATAAGTTTGCCATTTTCATCGGCATACTTAAAATCATATCTTTTCTTTAATACATCCCTAACGCTGGAATCAAAATAAACCCCAGTTCTATGCATTAAAGCACATACCCTAATCATAGGGAACTCAATATTCCAGACTAAATCTGCTATCTTCTCTAAATGATTTTTCTGACATTTAGGATGGCTCTTTGTCACATAAGGCAATTGCCACTTAAATAGTTCATAAGTAATTTTAGCATCATTAGCCGCATATAATTTTGCAATTTCAGGCCTACTGTATGGAAATAGTTTAGGATTAAAGAAATCTGAAAATGATTTGGGATCCCCTTGTTGATTATGAACATATTTCCATACCAGCGTCTTTAACCTATTATCAGGCTCATCCTCTTTAAGACATCTCCAAGCTAAAATGACATCATAATAGCAGACAGGGATTAAATCTACTTTGAAGTCTTTATAAATCATTGCCAAGTCGAAGTCTGCATTAGCAAAAATCATTTTTGTACCAGCCTCTACGAAGAGTTGGAGCTCAGCTCCAACTTCTTCATAGGTCAACTGGTTCTTGTAGGGTGTCTCAAATATAGGGACGATATGTTTACATGGTATATAGCATTCAACACCGCCTGGATAATACAGAGATGCACCTACAATAGTATCCTGAATACGATCAAGTCCAGTAGTTTCGGTATCTATACCGCAATACCCGGATTCAATCGCTTTCAAAACATATTCATGCAATTGTGCAACTGAAGTAATTAAGATAGCTGGGCTGTCCCCGAAATATTCAAGAACAGCCTTGGTAGATTCATCTATCTCATGCTGTGAAGAAGTAACTTGCTTTGATACCTTTATAGGTTTTAAGACTTCTTTGGATTTAGCAGCAACTGCATTGATTTGGTCTATTTGTTCTGGAGAAAATAACCCCATAGTCACCACACCTGCTAGTACTTATAGTATCAGAAAGCTGGATCAATATTTTCAGGATCCTCGTCAATAAGGTCAGAAGCATCTACAGGAGGAGTCTCTGTGTATTCCCCTACGGCATCTGCAGCATTGACATAAGTATTAGGGAGAGAAGACTGATAACCTGCACGAGGAATCGGAACATAATCCTGTGTAACCATGCTAGCATCTGAATGGGGGGTCTGAAGCATATCAGTAAGTTCGGCAATTGAGAAAGCCTTAATGATGTTTTCATAATAATCAGGCATTTTAGCATGGAATCTATCAAGAATTTCCTGATAAGACATGCCTGCTACTGTATTCCTACCGATAGCTCTAATCTCATAGCGAGTATTGATATCATTAGCTACGCCATGACGGATAACTTTAAATACATATTCAGATGGATTAGGGTAAAGGTCAAAAACATCCTGCTTAAACTGTTGCTCAAACTTTGGAGTCCTATCCCAGAACTCAATAACACCTGTTTCATCAGGATTGTCAGGATTTTTCTTATTGATGTTATAAACAGGAATAAAAATTTTAGACTGCGTTCTAATTGCCTGTGTACCATCTGCTTTCTTAATTGCACAGATAGGGCAACCATTTCCGCAACAATGCACATAACCAGAGTAACTAGCAGATTTAATGTAATGGGCATCAGCTACCAGCATATCGCTATATGACTGATAAAGAAATACTACATCTGCGGATTCCTTATCATTCTGAATAACAAACTTATTCAGATGACGATCATTGTTAAATTCTTCTACGGTCTTAAAAGCCATTTTACTGTCCTCCTATTTGTTGACTTTTGATTTGTTTATGGCTATGTAATCCCGTACTTTTGCACTTTTGATATGCTACTAACCACACATATAATAACGATTAGGGGAGATACTCCCCTAACCTATTATTTTTAACATTTTATTAGATAGAGAGCAATACATCCTTATATGGAGCAAGCCTAATCTTCAACTCTCTGATAATTTCTGCATATTCTGATTCACTTACAATAATATCTGCAAGTCTGTCAGATGCACGTTCTTTTGACATACTCGGAACCCTACCGATGGTATCTGTGGGGTTGATAAGATGATTAACTACCTTTTCTGCCTTGGGACCCATATGGCGAATAATATTCCAGATAGCCTCTTTGGTCTGGCAAGTTTCAAGATCATCATCTTCTGATGGTACCAAATCCCAAAGATTTACTTCAGTATCACCATCAATGTAGATATTAGAGATATCACTTAAATCTCTCATCTTCTCGCTGGCGACACGCGGCAAGCAACCAATGCAATTGTAGCAAACGCGATAGATATACTTTGAAGAATATCTATTAGAATCTGCCATAATCAGATTTACATTCTTCATCAGATACTGCAAAACAGTACTTACGCCGTCTTCCTGAGTTACATAAGAAATCCCACGAGAAGTAATAGCATTGCACCAAGCAAGAGTTACTTCCTGATAGAAAGTGATATAAAGCAGTGCAGCCTTATCATCTTCCTCTGCATTCTTCCAAGCATCATAAGTTAAAGGGGTAGGGTATCCAGAAAGATACTCACGGAACATATTGCGAGTCTGGATAAACTGATAGTTGTTGGCTGATGACATAAAGACCTCCGTACTATTGTATTCTTGATATGCTGTAGGCTTTGATGTTTGCCTATTTACAATTCTGATTATAACATAAGCTTTGGAGATTAAAAGGACTTTTGACCAATGTAACAATATTGTAACATATTTTACAATATCAAAACTATTCTCTCCTTGAGTACAAAAGGTCAAACTCCTCTTTAGTACAATCATTTATATCTTTATCTGGGGGCATCTGAACTGTCCAAACTATTGCAACTGAACGTAAGGCTTTCTTCAATTTAGCAATGCCACGTCTGCCAGCCTCATCACCATCGAGACACAGTACATACTCCTGTACTCCCAAAGTCTTCAGTTGCTCAATTTCATATGAAGTACCTGTACCAAGCAAAGCAATAGCATTGTAACCGAACCTAACGGCCTTTAATGCATTTAAGCAGCTCTCCGCAATAATTACAGAAGTTGCATTTTTGGGTAATTCATATATACCATACAGACTTTTTTCAACACCGCGTGGATAATGGAAAAATTTACCCACTATGGATCTGCGGCATAAAAATAAAGTATTACCATCCCTATCTTTAACTGGGAAAGTAATACATGGTAAAGGTTTCTTCCTACCTTCTGGAATAAAGTTGGCGTCATAACCGATGTCATACTTCTCAATAATCTCATCTGTCAAACCGCGCTGATACATATAAGGAACTATCATTCGATAAGATGCCAACTCCTGTTCTGACACATAAGATTTAGATTCCGAAATAATTTGGGAATTTAAGTAATCAAGAGCATAATTACTCTGCAAGGCATCTGAAATATCTTGTGGGAGCAAATAGTCAAATTCTGCGTTCTCTACATCAAATCCCGGAATATTCGCTTTGAGCCAATCCAACCCTGAAACACTAATACCTTTATGTTTAAGGATTTCAGTAATAGTATCGGGAAGCGATTTTGCCCAATTGCATGAAAAACAATGCGTGAATCCCGCTGGTGTTTTCTTACCATCCCTATATTGATCATGGAGAAGAACTCCACAAGAGGGTTTCTTCTCCTGACCATCATTATGTATAGGGCAATAGACTTGATAATAATCCCCAATAGGTCTGCTTAACCTAATGAGATTCATTTCAGATAACTTATTAAGGATCAGCTCAACATCCATAGGAAATTAGAAAAGTCCCCACTCTGCAAGTTTTTCAAAACCACCAAGGTCATCAATAAACTTCTTTGCGATATCAACGATTTCAGAATAAGGAACTCCATTAATTGTAGTATCCCCGATAGCACAATAGTAAGAAACTGGTCTTCCGAATTTCTGTGCATTAAGGAAAGCATAGATATTTACTGAAACATCTGCCTTGGAAATATCCTTACCATGCAGACCCCCACCAGTAACTGCTCGCCCCATATCAGAACCAAGCTTACGATTAGTTGCACCGGTATCTACATCAGTACCACCAGTCCAATCTCCAAGAGGATTAATTGTAGCCATAGGATACATCTTTTTAAGTTCTGAAGTAGGGGCATTACTCTGACAGATAATCAGATGGTCATCATCCTGATCATAGATATACTTACCATCACTGTCATATCTCTCATAGATTTCATGAGCAATAGTAGATAACTTTTCTTCTTCATAAGAAAGCGGAACTCCCTTGAAGATACCATTATCTCCGCACTTGATGCTACCATTCTGATTTGATGCAAGATGAACATCCTGCTTTACAGATTTCAGATTAAGTGTAAGATCCGCACCGCCAATTCTCTCAATGATAGGAAGGATCTGTGTAGGAGTAAACTCAATATCAGATTCAATAATGATATTTGCCTCACCATGTCCGATAAGAACTTCCACAGCAACTTTCGGAGTTTCCTCAATGGTATATGCCAAATCTACGATAGCACCCGCTATTCTATCAGCAACCTTATCAGGATGTTTGGGATTAACTTTCTCAATCATACAACTTCTCCTTAAATATATTATTTATAAAAAGACTACTTCAAATCTATCTGACGGGGGATAGGCTACTCGGTTACAGTCGTCTACTAACATCAGGTATCCGTCTTCATCTATTGCCCAACCAGAAATATCACAATAGATTAAATTACTCTCCTTAAACCACTTCTCCTTAAACAGATGATTATGATCATAGATGGGTTCTTTACCAGTCCTTTTATCGATGACCTTAAACTTAATAGACTTATTCTTATGTGACTTTAAGGATTTACGATTAGACAACCCAAGCAGCCAATCAGCAGATACTCCAGTAGCCTCGCAAAAAGCCTTAATTCTCCCAGAGTGCCAAGAACTTTCAGTACCCTTAGGGCAAGACGTGGCATAAAAAGCTTTTCGATTAACCCCCAACTTTTTAGCCAATTCATTTTTAGTCATCCCAGAATCCTGAATAGCAAGATTAACGCGATCCCAAAATCCATCATTATTAAACACACGATTAGCCATAGAGTTTTCTCCTTTTGATATGTATTACTGTATATGATAACGATTAGAACTCTACTTTATCTTCACCATCTGTAAGGTCAAGGTCAAGTCCAGAATTGTCAGGTCCAATAGGATTTTGCAAAATATCTGCGGATTTAGGCATCTCCAACATAGGATCTTCGCCCTGCTCACCTTGCATATATTGCATATTTCCCGTATTTACATCCCAAGAATATGACAGGATATTCTTATCATTTTTAGCCATTCTAGTCTTTTCCAACTTAATCTCAAAGACATGCTTATCAAAAAGCTGGCGCATAGCAAAAGCCTGGGTTGAAATCTGAATAATAGAAAATGCACCAGCAACATTATAAATAGACGGAAATGGTACACCTTTCTCATCCTTGGCATCTTTTGTATCTCTGTTTGCCTGAACCATAACAATTATGGCACAACCGTACTTCTTACTAATCTGGAATAAATCCTTGGAGATATGAGTAAGCCTGTCATACTCACTAGTAGAACGCTTATCATCTGACATATAGGAAATACCATCAATGATAAGCAACTTAATCCCATGTTGTTTAATAAATGTTTCAAGATGCCGGGGAGATACACCTTCAGGCATATCCTTGTCTTCAATAATAAACGCAGGCACAGGATCATTTCTAAGTGCTTCAAGATAAGTCTTGTAGTCATCTGTATATTTACCCTGGAATAATTCACTATTCTTAAAATGCCCACGCCAAGTATCAAATCTTGTAGCAAAGTAGGAAGCTTGCATTTCTGGAGAATAGATAGCACAAGGGAATCCTGCCCTATGAGCAGCCTCCAACATCTTTGCTGCCAGCCATGACTTACCAGAGTTAGTAGACGCAACTACTGATACCAATTCTTCAACAGTTGACCATCCACCATAAGTAAGTTTATCCAGTTCGGCAAATCCAGTAGGGATTCTTGCCGCCTTTGCCCACTCTACAACCTGGGCAGCACGGTCTTTAGATTCAGCAATGATATTCATAGGCTGAACATCATTAAGTTGAGCTGCTTTCTCACACTGCTGATTTACATAATCCCAAGCAACCTGAACATCCCCAGAACCTAGTTCTTTTAACTGGTTAAAGGTTTCACGAAGAATAATTCTTTGCTTGTTCTTCTTTAATTCTTCAACTAAAAATGCCTTGGATTCACGGGTTACATCAACAACAGTAAACCCCTTGAATTCTGACATAAAGGTAAATACATCAGGAACATTACCAAAACGACTGCGATGATTCAAAATAAATGAGATCTGATCAGTGCAGACAGCATAATAAGAGCTATCAAAACTGCATAACTCATCTACTAAAGCTTCATCATCAGAAGTTAGTATTTTTGATATGACTAAAATTTCTATCGATTCTGTCATTTAACAATAGTTCTTCCTAATGTTTCCTGTAATCTGTTAAAAAATAATCCGCTACCTACAAGAGAATTAGTAGGTGGAGATACTATGATAGTACCCATTTCAGGCTTATCTCTGGACTGCAATAAAGATAAAAGAGTTTGACACTGATAATCCTTGAAGTTTACGAAGTCAATATTGGAAATTATCAGCAACTTGGCTTTATCAATCCAAATCTTCTGAAATTCAAAGCTATCTAAATTAGAAGTCCTTGACCAACTATTCTGCAAAGTTTCCAAATGTTGTGATAACTTCAAAGTATATACTACGGTACTTAATCTACTGCCTTTCCAGTACTTACAAACTCCGCAATAGGCAATTAACTCTGCCGCGGCATTAGTATTTTTGACAATTACCGTTTGAAGTTTACCCTCAGCGTTATCTACAATTCTTCCATATTTTGCAAGCAAAGCAGGATCAGCATGAAATACATTACTATTCATACCTATATTATTCTGTTCCAGCAAAAATGAAGATTCTGCATAAGAAGGACAAGACTGGTCACAGGTCGATTTAATGCAATGGCCTGTAAAAATACAATTATTCATCTGATCTAATCCTCCGCAAAACTGGACTACGTGATTGTTTATAAGATACTCTGCTCATAACACACTTCTTTGCCAAATCTACTGTATTAAATCCACGCTTGGCATAATCAGCAGCTGGCATAAACAAAGTAAGATATGGATCAAGGGTACCAAATATCGGATACTTAAATTCAGTATGCTTATACTCAATATCCATCAAGTATTTTCTAACGATGTACTCTTTGATAAATTCTGCATTTTTAGGGATCCACTTTGCGATTTCAAGAGAATCCCAAACAGATAATGTATCAACCAGTTCACCATCAATTTCCATATAAGCATAAAAGCTGACTAAACTATCATTCTGCTCACGAGCAAGCTTATACAGATGTGGGTACTTGATAATATTATCAACGATTTGTTCTCTGGAATAATCATCAATAGGTAGGATAACTCCAAATTCCTTATCAAAATCCATATTAGTTTGAGGCTCATACATAATCGGTGCACGAGTCCTAACGAAGTGATTAGGATAAAGATTTAACAAATCTGTATCCGTCATTTTATTTATATCCGTAGTTATAGATATATCTCTTTGCCTTTTAGGAATTTCGGGCAAAGTAGTATAGATAGTAAGCAAGTCTGCTCCACACTGTTTCTGAATCCACGGACGGGTAACATCAAACTGCGGAAATTCCGGGGTTTGAATATACAAATCTGTTGA